TGCTTTAACATCCTGCTCCGAGTGCGGGTCGTCAATAACGAAAAGATCGGCACCCCTCCCAGCCAAAGCGCCGCCCACTCCAGCGGCATAGTACTGTCCACCGGCTGACGTAGACCATTTACCAGCCGCTTTTTGGTCATCTGCCACATTTGTTGCAGGGAAAACTTCATGATATTCCTCCGATTCAATTAAGTTACGAACACGCCTACCAAAATCCTCGGACAAACCCGCAGTGTGCGTGCCCATAATGATCTTTTTATCGGGGAATTTACCTAAAAAATAGGCTGGAAACAGGTAAGAACTGAACTCAGACTTGCCCATACGCGGCGCTATATTGATAATAACTCTGCGTTTCTTACCTTCAATCACGTCTGTAAATATCTTAGCAAGCTTCTTATGGTGCGGTCCAATCTTAAACCCTGGATATACCGCGCTTGCAAAACCTAACATCGAGTGCTCAGCGCTTGCAAGCCTGGCACGTTTTTCTCTGACTTCTAAATCTTCAAATAGCTCCATTTTGTCTTTCAAAGACATTTTGGGCAAAGCCTGCATCAGTGCTTGCAGTTCTGTTTTACTCAGCGTCGTCAGGTTTTGTAAGTTCATACTTGGCGCTGGTTGTTTCTACTATTAAAGTGTCTGGCTGTTGTTCAATATCCACAACATCGACGACTCCCATGAAGCGATTGAGCTTTTCTTTGATGCGTAATTCGAGTTCTGTATCGGATAATTCTTCCTTTTTGATCTCGATTTTCTCTGTAAATAGCCCAACTTCTGTGACTTTTCCGAGCAAAGTGAGTGCTTTTAGCCTAATATTGGCGTTGGAATTCTTGGTTTCTTCTATGATTTTAGCGACTGTATAGCCTCTAAGTTCTTTGGCTTGCTCGATAAACTCCCAATCATATGCCGTTAACATGCCAGTTAAGTGCCTTACAGCCTCTGGAGTTTTGATGGATACGATGGATTCTTTAGCTTCTGTGTCGTCTTGCGCTTTTAATAGCTTAACAAACGTTGTTCTGGCGCTGCGTTTTTCTACGGCGTCGTCAACTTCATCATCAGGTAGTGCGCCTAGTTCTTCTAGCCAACTTAAGGTTTTGGTTTGGGCGTCGATAACCTGCTGTGCGGGAACTTTATCCAGCTCAGTAAATCCCGACTTGGTGATGTCAGGTTCAAATTGCACCAATTCTTCAAACATTTGCGAAGTCCTAAAAACTTTCGATGTGCGTAGTATATAATACTTTTGAGTAATCGCGCAAGCGTTTGCTTCTCCTCTTGGCGGTTGCCGCCTTTTACCCCCTGATGTTTATTCGTCCGGGGGTTTTTTTTAATTTTTTATAAAATTTTTTATAAAATTTTTTGGGCTAGGTACTTAAGTATTACAGAATATTAATTTGCGCCTGAGGAATAGTGTTCGTGCGGAGGGTGTCATGGTTACCATGAAGGGTCTGGTGGGGGTATGGTGGGTCGCCGATATGCCGTAGCACAAAAATACATCGTTTATCAAATCTATAAATTGATTGAATAGTTATCAGAATGATAATGGATACATTGTCCATTGAATACGTTGAGCCGAGCCGATTGTTATTGATACCCTGAGAGCCGAGCCGATACCCTGAGAGCCGAGCCGATACCCTGAGAGCCGAGCCGATACTTAATTACCACAATTACAATACTGTAATTAAAATAGTTGATTGTCAATACTATTCCCTAGTAAGTTGTGGTATAGTTGAGGTTCGGTTAGTAATTCAGTTAAACATTAATTCAATTCAGGAGAATCTCATCATGACTACAGTAACTACACTCAAACCTACAATGCTCGGCAATACTCACGTAGAAGCCGTTTTTGCTATATTTACAGAAGCCGATAATTCAGACTATAAATTCGCGGATCAATTACTTGCTCAAGGTATTGGATGCCGTGAAGATGCCCGTGACCTAGTAAAACAATGGTGTGCTATTGCATATCCTGATAGTGTGCAACGTGATGACAATGGTAACCATAAACTCGATAAAAATGGTGCGCCACGTATCATGCAAAATTCGGCAGGTATTCAGGCTATTACACGTGTACTTAATAAATGTTTCCCCACACCCAAAAAGATTAAAGCCGAGCCGAGCGAAGCCGTAAAAATTGAGGAAAGCGAAGCCGAGCCGAGCGAAGCCGATTCTCGCAATAAAGCCGATAAGGTATTTAAACTGTTAGTTGAATTCGAAAAACTAAGCAAAGCCGAACAGGCTCGTTTTATGACGGCTTTGAAATTGGATGTATGAGATTTTCAGGAGAGCCGAGCGGGAGACGTTCCCGCGCGGTTTAATTAAGTGTCAATAGTATGGACACATTGTCCATAAAATCAAAATCAGGAAATAGCAAAATGAAAAAGTATCATCTCACTTTAAAATCATCAAACGTAAAAACGGGAGATATCCCCGTATCAACTAGTCCGAAAAATAATTGCCCTCCTACGTGTGGCATGTTCAATAATGGATGCTATGGGGACAATCACGGGATTAATTTCCATTGGAAAAAAGTTTCAAGTGGTGAGCGAGGGTTAAACTGGTCAGAGTTTATCGCTCTAATTCAAGGCATCGCTGAGGGTTCAATTTGGCGTCACAATCAAGTCGGCGATCTCGAGGGCTTCTCGGATAATGACGAAGCGATTGATCCCGTAAAACTGTATGACCTAGTTGAAGCGAACACGGGAAAACGAGGGTTCACGTACACCCATAAAACTAACCTAAAAGAAAATCACCAATGGATCAAACTCGCCAATCAAAAAGGGTTCACCATAAATTTGAGCGGAGATAATCTAGCCCATGCCGATGATTTGTACGAACTAGGCATTGCTCCTGTTGTCACAATATTACCGAGCGATGCACCAAAAAAGCTGACGACACCAAAAGGGCATACTGTTGTAACGTGTCCACAATCCTACACAGACGGGCTGACATGTAAAGAATGCAAATTGTGTGCGGTATCCGAGCGAACCACAATTATAGGTTTTCCCGCTCACGGCTCGGGCTACAAAAAAGTCAATAAAGTGTTCGAGATCAAAGCCGTTTAATCAACCCAAAAAGTATGGACAATGTGTCCATACTCTAACCCTCTAGGGAGATCAACCATGCACGAAATAATTTATTCGGTTTTCCACAATGATTACGTAATTAGAGATGTATTCTCAGTTGTTAGCACCATAGAGCCGTTATTTATTGGTACGTACCAAGAATGCATAATTAAACTAGCAAAAATTAAAGGAGCATATACAAAATGAGATACCTATTCCATATCCTCGCAATCATTTGGTGCATCGTCACAATTGTCGCAACTTACTTTAAACTTTAAGGAGAAACACAATGAGCAAGACTTACTCAAACAAACACGCCTATTCTCAACGGGTGTCAGCACCCATGCAACAAACACGCAACAAACGTGAAGCACTTCAACGTGCACAAAACAACGAGTTAAAAGCCATAAGCCGAGCCGACTACAAACTACCCATAAAGGGCAATCGATGAACTTCTCCACAACACGTTACCAAATAGTCATTTTTGGGGCTGTCCACTCCATTGGATTTGCGGACAAACAGGTGGGCACGTGAAAACACGCATGGATACTAGCGTAAACACACTCTTATATATAATTAACTATTAAAAAGGTATATATATAAAGGATAATCTGTGTTTATAAATTCAAACAAGGAGAGATTTTATGCTTTTGCCAAACGTGTATGCTCAGAATGGTGGGACGTATACTCGAACACCTGTTTACACTAGCAACCATGCGGAAAAACACCTGCCCACTATACTGTCCACTAATGCAAGGGAGTGGACTATTTTGAAAAACTGTAACCTTTATTACTAAGAAAGAGAGCGCAAAATGTCAGAATTGTCCACCAAATTTAGCAAACGCTGTAAAAAGTGTGGCGAGGAGCGAGAAATTTCCTTGTTCAAATACAAACTAACCAAGGCTCAAGCAAGGGCGCAAGGGTATGCGGGTAACTTTCTCGTTGAACTCGAGGGCAAGACTTGTAACCTATGTAAGCGCAAACCTAAGCCGTTGGTCAAGAAAACCAAGGCAGAACTCATGCGTATGGTAGATAACGGCGATCTCTCAAGCATTGTGTTTGATACGCTCATCAAGGAGCGACAGGAGAAAGCGCAGTACAACAGATCACAGGCAATGCACAGGTACTACGCAACGCAACGGGCAGAACAATGGTTCACCTATCTTATTGAACTACGCAAAGAGATCAGGTTAGTGACAAACGCTATCTATAGTGCCGACAAACGGGACGATCACGACAGTAAGGCATTCAATACGTACTACCTAACTGTTCTGCGTGGGGTACAAGCGGGGTTTGCTTTGATCGAGCATATGGACGTACCCAATGTGCCGTGGATAACGTACGCTAAGCGGGAGTTCACGCATCCAAGGAACAACTTAGTGGACAACCTTAAAACATTAAAGGAGAAGTGGGACAACCTACCAATGGGCAAACGCATGAAGATGAGACAACCAACAATTTTGTTTAAATAAAGGAGTAATGATGCTAAATAAAAAACTAATCCCGCTCAAAGAGCGTATCTTTCACGCAACAATAAATCTGCTAATGACTGTAGTGTTTCTCACTATGTGTATAATAGGAATCTTACGGCATCTATAACGAGTGTCGTTCGCATGGACAAACTGTCCATAATTTTTAATCAACTTGAAACTCAGGAGAAAAACCATGAATGAACTATTACTTGCAATCTTTAAAGACATCGACACGCACATCAATGCAATAGTCGATAAACGTGTGGCAGAGATCATGCAGAACCACAAAACTGTCGCAACAATCAACGAGGACTTCGAAGACAAGATAAGAAGCATATGCAAAATTCTGCTCGACAGTCATGAAGATAACTCGTGCCACTTTGATCGTGACGAAATTGTAGAGATGGCATATGGTGCGGTGGACGACTACGACTTCACCGACAGACTGAACGAGCACGACTTCAGCGACACCATTGCAGACTTATTAGAGAGCAAACTCGATGACAATTTAGATGATGCTATCGCACAAAAACTCAACGACACCAAGTTTGTGATTACTGGTGGCACTATTACAACCGAAGTTTAAGGAGAAACACTATGGGATACAGATCAGATGTAGCGGGTATTATCAAATTCAAATCAATCGAGGACAGGGAGAAGTTCGTAATTCTCGTCAAGGCGCGAAACGATAAGATGGCGGAGCAGAATTTTGGTGACATAGGGTTTGCCGAGTGGACGTGGGACACCGATGAAGCACCGCACAAAGAAGACCCGATCATGACGTTTGAATATAGCGATGTGAAGTGGTACGAGACCTTTGATGATGTGGTGTGCCACTACGACCTATGCAGATATGCTGAGGAAACATTCGAGGCTGAGTGGGCGATTGTTGCGGTGGGTGAGGATGGGCAAGAATCCGATTGGACAAGTGAGAACTATTCAGGGGACTTGATAGGCGAGTACATCTACACAGTCCACACACTCAATACAAACTTTTAACAGGAGGGCTAAACATGTATAACACAAACATCAGAAATATCGACATGCTCAACAACTATGCGAAAGCGAAAGAGTTTTTTAGGCGCAAAGCGTTACCAACGTGGCGCAAGAAAAAGATATGGGAGGACAATGAGCGCCCACTATGGGGCAAGTATCAACACCATTACCGCATCGTTGAGGTGGATAAAGGGTACGAGTTGCACTTATACAATCAGATCATGGCGAGGTATCATCACCCCAATGCGAACGGGTTGGAACTGCGCCAGTACAGAGAGAGCAACAGTATGACTGATAAACATTTCATGGACTATGTAGTAGGTGTTGCGCCCAATCAAACTTTTCGTACAACAACAGGTGAAATGGCACTCGTGCCTGTACGGGGACAACTTGAGGACACCGAGCTTTTATTTGATAAGAACAACAGTTTGGTTGTTAGTGGCTCGAAGCACAAGCAGTTGTATCGCAAGGTCTCGTTAAAGGAGGACAGAGAGCGCAACAAAGAAGTGCGGGACTTCTTTAGACCATTCATTACAGTATGCATGTTCAGGCTACCTGAGTACTTAGCTTGGTTTAAATACGATCGTGAAAAAGCAGTCCCGTTTGGTGATGGCGCAGGGGTAACGTATAGTGAGCGCAATGAGTTGCGTGACTTCTACAATTGTCCCGACTCCGATACAGTAAGAGACAGGGCAGTTGATACGCTCATTAATCATAGTGCACAACAAGCGTATGACAGTATCACATGCAGACGTATTCATGCTAGATTGCAATGGAAAGCTACTACGTTTAGTCGTGAACATCAGATCGAGATGCTGACCAGTAACAACGAGCTAGTGACAGAAAAGGAATTGGAAAAGGCATTGCTTGATCGCATGGTGCGAATTGTTGGTAAGTGTGTGACAGGAAACGAATTGATACCTAAGT